GGCGCAGAGGACCGGAACATCGCTGAAGGAAGCGCTCACCAACTATACCAGCATCGAGAACAGGCTGCGCAGTGATCTGTTCGGTGGCGTCGACCTGATCATCAACAATCTGCGCCTGCCCGGCCGTAATGGCGGTCGCTACAACGTTTATGATTTTGCCCGCGACGTACTGCGCCTGAGCCCCGAGCAGCATCGTCTGGTGCAGCACCAGAACCATGCTCAGGCGCAGAACATGCAGATCGGCAAGCTCTATCAGCAGGTGGAAAGACTTGCCAACGGTTTTCAGCAGCTGCAATATCAGCAGGAGTTCAAGAGTACGCGCTCGGAGATCGACAAGTTCGCCGACGCGCATCCCGGCTTCGATGACAGGCTCGACCTCATCAAGCAGGAGATGGATCATGGCTGGCCGCTCCAAGCTGCTTATGAGCGGGCCATGAAACTTCGCCCCGGCAGGTCCGGGGCACCACGTGCGGCTCAGACCCGCGACACGACGGCTCAGACCCGATCCGAGGAAGTCGATCGTTCGATTTCCGGTGCCCCCAATGGCGGCACACCTTCAACGCGAGCACGTGACCCCAAGAAGAGGGTGACGAACCGCGAAGCGCTCACCAATGCAATGCGCAAGGTCAGATCAGGAGTTTAGCCAATGCCCAACGTCAATGCGGACGTCGTCTACCAGCAGGTGCTCTCGATGGCACTTGAGGATCGCTCGGCGGATTACGAGGACCTCGTCTCCAACAACAACGCCCTGCTTGCGCTGATGCGCAAGAAGGGACTGTGGCGGACCTACTCAGGCCCGCGCATTCGCCAGACGCTGCAGATCGGCAAGGCCGATGCACAGTGGTACAGCGGCTATGATCAGCTGCTCAACCCGGCAATCGACATCTTCAACGATGCCTTCTTCTCCCCGAAGATGGTGGTCGTGCCGATCATCCTGTCCATGCAGGAAATCCTCAACAACGAGGGTGAAGCGCAGATCATGGACACGCTGGAAAGCTACATGGATGCGGCAGAGCGCTCGCTCGAAGACAGCATGGACGTCGCCATGTACAGCGCAGGGACCGCGAACGGCGGCAAGCAATTGACCGGGCTCGCGACGGCGGTGCCGGTGCTGCCGAACACCGGGATCTATGGCGGCATCGATCGCAACGCCAACGCGATCTGGCGTACCAAGACCTACGATCCAAGCTCTGGTGCGGGAGCGGAGCCGTGGCCTGCTGCACTTCTCACGCAGGTGACCAAGGACACGATCAGGCCGCAGCTCAACTACATCATGACCAAGCAGTCGCGCGGGCGAAGCTATGCCGACCTGCTGGTGATGAGCACGCAGCACTATGCGGCCTATGATGCGGCGACTGTCGCGATCCAGCGGCAGACCAACGAGAGCACGCTCGGCAAGCTCGGCTTCTCGACGCTGGAGTACATCGGCGGCGGCAAGCGGGCAGAGATCGTGCTCGACGGCGGCATTGGCTCAAACATGCCGGACGACACCACCTTCGGACTGAATACCGACAGCTTCCGGCTGCGCTACAACGCCAACCGGAATTTCGACAAGCTGTTCAGCGGTGACGGGCAGCAGCCGATCGACAAAGATGCAATTGCCCAGTTTATCGGATGGATGGGCGAGCTGACGCAGGTCAATCCGATGTTCAACTGGCGCTTCTTCGACAGCAACGCGGCAGCGTAACGATCGATCGTGGAGGCTGGCCAGCACTTGGTCAGCCTCCGAATTCAAGGAGAAGGGCATGGCCAGACAGGCTGCGGTCATCACGCCGCTGTTCAAGCACATCGCGATGAAGAACCCCGGCAAGACCGCGAAAGCCGGTCGACCGATCTTCGACGACGTCGAGGTGGTGGAGATCCGCTTTGCCGGATCACGCGATGTCTATGTTTTCCATTCGACCGAGTTTTCGCACTTCGAAGAGGATGAGGAAACGGGCGAGCGGATCAGGGTCAGCTATGCGGAACGCTGGCCCAAGCAGTATCAGCAGTTCAAGGCGAAGACGGCGCAGACCAAGGAAGGTACGCCGCTCGACTACCTGCCATTCCTGACCGAGGGCAAACGCGCCGAGCTGCGTGCGCTCTCGATCTATACCGCCGAGGCACTCGCCGAGCTGGAAGGCCAGCCGCTGAAGAACCTTGGCATGGGCGGGCGCGACCTGAAGAACCTCGCCACCGATTATCTTGCGTCGAGCGACCACAATGCCGTGGTTATCCGCATGCAGCAGCAGATCGAAGCGCTCACCGCGCAGCTTGGCGTGATGAAGGAGGAACGCCAGTATCTGGCCAGCCCTCCGAAACACGACGAGATACTGCCGTTGCCGCCGGATGATGATGGAGAGGAAGCCGAAAGCGAGGATGGTGTCGGGGCCGATTTGAGCGGCGTTGTTGTTGCGGCTGCCAATGTGAGCGAGGAGTTCGTTGGCATGAACAGCGACCAGCTGCGTGCCTACATCACCGAGAACACTGGCAAACGGCCAATCGGCAATCCGTCGATCAGGACGCTGCTGCGCATGGCAGAGGACGCGAGGACTTGATCCATGACGGTTCAGTCGGTGGTCAAGGAGGTTTGTGCCGTTGTCGGCGTCAGGCCACCGGCTAGCTCGATCTTCGTGCTGCCGTCGCAGGATCGCACTGCGTGGGAGATGGTCAACCTCGCCAACGAGATGGCGCAGCGCATTGCCTACAACACGCGCGAATGGCAGCTGTTTCGTTCGCTCGCATCGCTCAGTGGTGACGGTGTCAAGACTGCGTTCGACCTGCCGACTGACTGGCAGCGCATGCTGCTGACGTCGAGCATCTACTCGACGGCTCAGCCGACGATCCCGCTGACCTTCATCTCCGATCCTGATGAGTGGCTGACCAAGGAGATGAACGGCTGGATCGATCCCGCCGGATCGTGGACGATCTTTGGCGGCAAGATCAATTTTCGTCCGGCGCCTGCATCCGGCGCGCTGATGAAGTTCTGGTACATGCACAAGAACTGCATCACGCTCGGATCCAGCGTTGGCGGCGGGCCGAGCGATATTTTCCTCTCCGACACCGACGTCTATCGTCTCCCCGAGCGCCTGCTCAAGCTCGGGATGATCTGGCAATGGAAGGCAAACAAGGGCGGCACCTACGCCGAGGACATCGCGAACTACGAGGATGCGCTTTCGACCATTGCCGGATCCGACAAGCCTTCGCCGATCATCATTGGCAGGCAGAATTCGAGCGCTGCAACAAACCGCAGCTATCCGTATCCGACGCCTGATGCGCCCGCGACGCCATACCCATGAGCCGTGCCCTTCCCCACTATCGCGAATTCCGCCGCTTCGCTGCACCGGCTCAGGTGCAGATGCAGGTCATTCCGAAGACCTTGCCAGCTCCGACGCGCGGCTTGGTGCTGATCGAGAACCCGGCATTCATGAGCCCGGGTGCCGCGCTCGTGCTCGACAACTGGTTTCCGACCACCAACACGATCAGGCTGCGCGGTGGGTCACAGAAGTGGACGCGGATCGGTGTCACCGGGACGCCGGACAATCGTCCCATCATTTCGATGTTCACTTACATCGCCGGCGCCATCAAGAAGATGTTCGCTGCCAATGCGACGTCGCTGCACGACGTCACTGCTGCCGGGACGTTCGGCGTTCCGGTCGCGGTGACACCGGCAATCACCAACGGCAATTTCTCGACTGCGATAATGGCAACAACGGGTGGCGCGACCTATCTGGTCGCCGTCAATGATAATGGCGACGCGGTCCTGCGCTTCAACGGAACGATCTGGGTCAGTCTTGACCTGAGCACATTGGCATCTTGGGCGAACAGCACCGCATATGCGGTTGCGGCGCTGGCGAAGGATACCGACAACTCGATCTGGCGCTGTGCGGTTGCCCATACCAGTCCCGCCAGCGGGACCTTTGCGGCGGCACGCGCAGCGAACCCGACCTTCTGGGCCAATGCGCCAGCTGATGGCGCCTCGTGGATTACCGGGCCAACCGGATCTCCGGTCATTGCTGGCAGGGGACTGACGCAGGTCTGGAAGTATCGCCGTCGCCTGTTCTTCATTCAGGGCGGCACGATGAATGCTTGGTATCTCGACCTCGACGCTGTCGGCGGCGCGCTGCAGCAGATCCCGCTCTCGGGTGCGTTCACGCTTGGCGGATCACTGCTGTTCGGTTGCGCTTGGTCAGTTTCGGCGGGCGACGGCATCGACGACAAGTGCGTCTTCGTCACGACCGAAGGCGAGATCGCGATCTTCACCGGCACCAATCCGGCCGATGCAGCCAACTGGCGGCAGGAAGGTCGCTACCAGATCACGCGGCCAATGGGGAAGAACTCATGGATCAGGGTGGGAGGCGATGTCCTGATCGCGACGGTGGATGGCATCGTTCCAATAAGCCAAGCCCTCGTGAAGGACGTGAGCCAGCTCGAATTCAGCGCAGTTTCGGCATCCATCCACCCCATGTGGATGTCCGAGATCATGGCAAAAAACAATCTGCCGTGGTCGATGTGCAAGTGGGACCAGTTCGGCGGGCTTGGCGCGCTGTTCGTGACTTGGCCCGGAGGTGGTCCGGGTGATCGGCGCTGTGGCGTCGTCAACACCATGACCGGCGCTTGGTGCCGCTTCACCGCGTGGGATGCGATGTGCTTTGCCGTGCTGTCGGATGTGATGTACTTCGGCACGCAGAAAGGCCGCATCATGCAGGCCGACATTGGAGGCTATGACACCATAACGGATGGCGCCGACGTCGATCAGCGCGTGCCCTACACGGCAACCTGTGTCGGTGGATGGGAAGTGTTCGGTTCGCCGCCGAACGTATTCACGGTGCGGCAGGGTCGCTGCTCGTTCAACACGCGCGCAATCGAGCCGTTCATCCCGCAGCTCACCTGCGCGGTGAACTACGTCTATGATCCGCTTCCGCCTCCGCCCGAAGTCGGCGGGGATCCCGGTATTGCCGAAGTGTGGGATCAGGGATTGTGGGGCAGCGATCATGCGCTGCCGTTTCCGGATCCTGCTCCGCCGGGAGACGGTGTGCGCTGGGATCAGGCTTCGCCACCCGCGCCGAACACGAGATCGACGCTGTGGGTGTCGATCGGCGAGACCGGATACTCGCACGCTCCGATCGTGCAGGTGCAGATCAATCAGGCTTCCAAGCCTGATGTCGAAATGCTTGGCGTTTCACTGATCGCCGAACAGGCAGGCGTTGCCGTCTAGGGAGAATTCCAATGGCGTTCTACGATGGATATGACCCGACGCTCGCTGGCGGCAGGGGTGGTTACGCTCTTGGATCGTTCCAAGGTGGCCCGGACCCGAACGCCGGGCGCGACGCCATTGTGCAGTCCATGATGGCACAGCGCGGCATGGGCGGCGGGGGCGGTGGCGGTGGCTTCGACGTCGCGCGTGGACCGGACCAGAACTTGGGCGGCGGCATGCCGACGCCCGGGCAAGGGGGCGTAGGCGGCTATGCGCTCGGCACGTTCCAAGGCGGCCCGGACCCGAATGCATGGATGTACGGTCAAGGCGGCCAAGGCGTTGGTGGCACGCAGGCAGGGGACGCTTCTTCGGTCGACATCGGTGCGCTGTTCGGCGCCAACACGCCAAGCTTCAACGAGGGTCAGCCGAGCCCGGGCATGCCCGGTGGGGCAATGACGACGTCGAATGCATCCTTGAATGATTTCGGCCCCGGTAATGCCAGCTATGGGGCCGCCATGAGCAATGCCATGCAGGGCGGGGCGCAGATGTTCGGCGGCGATACACCTGCAGGCTTCAATACTGGGCAAGGTGGGCGCGGCGGCGGTTTTGGTGGATATGCCGGTTCGCAGCCGAGCCCGGGCAATTTTGGTTTTGGTGGGCCGGTTGCGACCAATACTCCGGGTGCGATGACGACGCATGCCGGGATCTATGATTTTGGTAACACACCTCCGGGCGCACCTCCGGGCGCACCTCCGGGCGCACCTCCGGGCGGCAGGACGGTAGATCAGGCCCAGCAGGACTTCCAGACGGGCCGCGATCAGGCACCCGGAGGCCCATCACCAACTGGTCCGGGCCAAGGAGCAGCTGGTTTCGGTTCCGGACAGGGCGGCTATGACTTTGGTTCTGGCTACAGCGATCCCGGCGGTTTTGGCGGTTTTGGCGGATGGGGCGGCTTTGATGCTGCTGGCAACAGCGGTTTCGGCGGCTTCAGCAGTGGCGACTTCGGGTCCAGCGGAGTTGGTTGATGATCCGGTTCGTCTACGGGCAGGATGAGGCGATCAGCACTTTCGTGGCCAAGCTCCAAGGCGAGGAGACCGGCTACCGGAACTGCAAGGCTCTTGGCGTGGTCGACGAGCATGACCGCTTCTTGGGTGGCGTCGTCTTCTACAACTGGAACCCGGGGACCGGCATCATCGAGATGACGGCTTCAGCTCTCAGCCCTGCTTGGCTGTCGCGCCGCACGCTCAACCGCATCGGCGACTTTGTCTTCCGCGAATGCAGCTGCCAGATGCTGCTCGTTCATGTCCGCAAGAGCGACGAGCACGTTTTGCGTTTGCTCGCCGCCGTCGGCTTCGCGTTCACGCTCGTGCCGCGCCTGTTCGGCCGTGATCTCGATGGCGTGATCTGCACGCTGACCGATGACGACTGGTATGATGGCAAATTCAGTCATGGTCGCCCGGAAATAGAGGAGGCAGCCTGATGGCTTACAGTGGGCTCGCTCCGGATCCTCCGACGCCGCCGAACCCGATGCAGACGGCTGCCGCGCAGACCGGCACCAACGTCTCGACCGCGATCGCCAACTCGTATCTCGGCAACGTCAACCAGCAGACGCCACAGGGCAATCTGACTTACACCGCCGGAAATCCGTTCACCTACACCGATCCGACGACGCAGCAGACGTTCAGCATTCCACGCTGGACCGCGACGCAGACGCTGACGCCGCAGGGACAGCAGACATTCGACAACTCGCAAGCGGCGCAGCTGAACCTGTCCGACATGGCGAAGCAGCAGAGTGGTGCGCTCGGCGATCTGCTCGGCGCGCCGTTCGATCCTTCGCGCGGCAACTTCAACGTCGCTGGCTATCTCGCCGCCAATCCGGACGTGAAGCAGTACGCGCTCGATCGTGGATGGGATCCGAACGAATTCGCCGCCAATCACTGGCAGCAGTGGGGATACAACGAGGGGCGTTCGAGCGGCGGGACCGCTCCGCCCCCGATGGCGAACCTTAACCTGTTCGACGCGGCAGGCATGCCCGTTTCGAGTTTTGCCGATCAACCTGCCGTGCAGTCCGACTATAATTTTGATCCAATTGCGTACCTTCAGACCTATCCGGATGTTGCTGCCGCCGCTCGTGCATCGGGGCAGGATCCGCAGGCATTTGCCGCGCAACATTGGCGCGAGTTCGGGCAGACCGAAGGACGTGCTGCAAACAGTCGTCCTTCAATACAGTATGGCTACGGCTCGGGCGGCGACATCCAGCGCGACTATGGCACTGGGCATGATGTCATGTACGGGTTCGACCAGTATCAGGACCCGAACTGGGACATTACGCGCAGCTACGGGCCGCAGGACAACTTCAGTGCAGACCGCGCGCGTGTCGAAGACGCGCTGATGCAGCGGATGAACCCGCAGCTGCAGGTGGAGCAGGACAGGCTACGCCAGCAGCTCGCCGATCAGGGCATTCGCTACGGCTCGCCCGCCTACACGCAGGCCATGGATGTCTACAACAGGCAGGCCAACGATGCGCGCTACGGCGCGATCGAGCGCGGAGGCGTCGAGCAGCAGCGCTTGACCGAGATGGCACGCGCGCAGGCGACCTTCGAGAACGCCGCGCAGCAGCAGGGCTTCACGCAGGCGCAGGCGCGCGCCGCGTTCTACAACATGGCGCAGCAGCAAGGGATGGAGCAGTCGCGTCAACGTGGAGCGTTCGCCAACACGGCTCAGGCGCAGGCCGAGCAGCAGGCAATGCAGCGCGGTGCGTTCTCCAATCAGGCTCAGCAGCAGGCCGAGGGGCAGGCTGCCGCACGCGGTGCATTCTTCAATCAAGCTCAGCAGCAGCAGTACGAGCAGGCGCAGGCGCGTGCCGGGTTCTACAACGCCGCACAGCAGCAGGCGCTTGCCCGGCAAAATGCGATCTTCAATGCGCAGAACCAGCAGCGCAATCAGGCACTGCAGGAGGGCTATCAGCAGCGCACGCAGCCGATCAACGAGATCGCCGCGCTGATGTCGGGCTCGCAGGTGTCGCAGCCCAACTTCGTCAATGCGCCGCGCAACCAGATCCCGACGACCGATGTGGCCGGGCTGATCAATCAGGGCTTCTCGCAGCAGAACGACATCTACAAGACTGGCCTGTCGAGCTGGAACGACCTGATGGGCGGAATTCTCGGCGCTGGCGGCAAGCTCGGCGGATCCGCCATCTTGGCGTCTGATCGCAGGGTGAAGGACAACATCATTCGCATGGGCGACGTCTTCTCTGCCAAGGGCGACAAGCTGCCGATCTACCAGTACAGCTACAAGGACGATCCGGAAGACCGCCGCCACGTCGGCCCGATGGCGCAGGACGTCGAGGACATCGATCCGAGCGCGGTGAAGGAGATCGACGAGGTCAAGCACATCGACGTGGCGCGCTTGGGTTCGATCTTCGGCATGAGGAGGGCTGCCTGAGATGTCCGACACATCCGGCGTTGATCCAAATGTTCAGAACTTCTTCTGGGCCGATGCCGCCAATGGCATGACCATCGATCAGCTCAAGGCGCGCCGCGCTGTTGCGGCAGCGCTTGCCTCACGCTCGCGCCCTTACCCGAAGACGTTCGGCGAGGGTCTGTCGTCTGCGGCCGAGGGCATCACGCAGGGGCTCTATGACCGGCAGCTGCTGGAAGCCGAGCGCGCGCAGCAGAGGCGTGACGAGGCGCAGATCGCGAAGGGGCGTGGTGCTACGCCGCCAGCAGTCCCTACCCCTCCCGCCGGTCCTGCAGGTGGCAGCGCTCTGCTCGACATGCCATCGGCCCCGGTGCCCACGGCTTCCTTGGCCAGCGCAGACATGCCGCCCGAAGTCGATGCCGGACGCAGCGCGATTGCGCAGACGGCGGCTGAACGCCCCGGGCTGTTGCAGATGGCAGCCCTTGACACTGGCACGGTGTCGGATGCTGGCCAGCCCGGCGCGACCTATGGCGGGCCGCAAGCGGCAGGTCCGGGCGCCACGATCGCCGAGCGTCCCGACGTTACCTCTCCCGATCAGTCGATCGCGGCAGGCCGCGACAGTCTGGTCCCGACCATGCTGGCGCAGGCTGGCCAGCGTGGCAATGTCGAGGTTCGGCCGACACCGACGGGAAGACCACCCGGCGGGCCAACCGGGGCAATGCCCGGCGGCCAACCGGGCTCGGGACCTGCGCCAACGCCTGCCCCCGGGCCGTTCCCGCCGCAGGGGACACCGATCAAGCCGGGTCCCGAGCTGGGGCCGGGCGGGGCTCGCATCAACATGCCCAAGCCGGTCGAGGCGTTGCCGCCCGAGCCGAAGGTTGGCATTCCGACACCTGAAATGCAGCGCTTGCGTTCGGTGCTGGACGATCCGAGGAACCTCAATCGTCTGGGCGAGAGAGCGCGCGCGGAGCTGGAAGCCGACTACAAGCGCGAGGAGGCAAGGCGCGACAAGATCGACAGCCAGCAGCAGGAGATCTGGCAGAAGAAGCGCGACGACATCCTCACGCGGCGCAAGGAGTACGACGAGAACATTCGCCAATTGCCGAAGCAGCAGTCCGAGCTGGAAGAGAAGGCTCGGGAGGCCGCGATCAATCGCGACTTCAGGTCGCCCGAGAACTACAAGGCGGCGAACGAGCGCGCGGCCAAGAGCATGGATCAGGCCAAGATGCTGGCTGACAACCTGAACCGTGTGAACGAGGCGGTGCGCCTGCTCAACAGCAGAAACATCATCGCTGGCATTGGCACTGATGTGAACCTTCCCATCCCGGGCGTCGGGAATGTTCCGCTCCCGAGCGGAATGACCCTGTCGAAAGTGGCATCGGCTTTTGGCAGTCAGCGGGCTTCCGAAGAAGTGCGCGACACCGAGCATCTGCATGCCAAGCTGTACCCGCTGGTTGGCCAGATGCTGGCCATGACGACGGGCAGGGGCAACGTCACCGAGAAGGAAGGTGCGAACGCCGCGAAGGCCATCGGTCTGGATCCGAACCTCGATCTTTCCTCGCAGCAGCGGATCGTGAACGGCTTGCGCGAAGATGCAGTCAGGATGATCCAAGATCACAACAGGAAGGTGCGCGAGACATTCAATCCGCAATATGACCAGAAGGCGTTGCAGCAATATACTGTTCCGATCCAGTTCGATCCGGCTGACGTTAATGAGATGAAGCGGTTCGGCGGGGCGCCACGTCCGCAGGAAGTACAGATGTTCGAGAGGCGCTATGGTCCGGGTTCGGCTGCACGCGCGCTGCGTGGTGAAACGGAGTGAACGATGGGACGGCAACCTGACGGCAACTACGTCATTCCCGACGGCACCTACGGGTCTGCCAACCAGACCATCTACAGCGCGCGCTACAACAACTGGGTCAATGACATCGCCGCCACGCTCAATGCCCCGTTGCCGGTGAACAAGGGCGGCACGGGATCGACCACGGCGCCCGACGCCCTTGTCGCGCTCGGTGCGGTCGCCAAGGCTGGCGACACGATGACCGGCGACCTCACCATCAGCAAGGCAAGCCCTTCGCTGATTTTCAAGAAGCCCGCTGCCGGTCAGGCCGCCGGGATTACTTCATACCTCGTCGACAAGCCGCGCTGGGTTATGGCGCTGGGGAACGCCACGCCTGAGAGCGGCAGCAATGCCGGATCGGACTTCACGCTTTATCGCTACGACGATGCTGGCACGCTCATTGGCGCCGTGCTCGACATCAACCGCGCGAGCGGCCAAGCCAGATTTGACGGCGACATCAGGATCTCCAAGGCAAACCCCGCCCTGCGCCTCGACAAGGCCGCGAGCGGACAGCTTTCCGCCATCGAAGGAGACATGGCAACCAAGCCGCGCTGGGTGCTCAATCTCGGTGATGCTTCGCCTGAGAGCGGCAGCAACTCCGGATCGGATTTTGTGGTTACACGCTTTGACGATAATGGAACATTGATTGGGCAGGCGCTTAACATCACTCGTGCAAATGGTGCTGCTGCGCTGAACGGAAATCTGTCAATTGTGAAAGCATCTCCACAATTGATCCTGAACAAGGGAGTAGGTGCCAGCGACGAAGCTACAATTTACGGAAATCGTAACAGCGTGAACCGTTGGGCCATCCTGATGGCGCAGGGTGCGGCCGAGACTGGTGCCAACGCCGGATCGGACTTTGCCCTGCTGCGCTACGCCGACAACGGTGCCTATCTTGGCGTGGCGTTCTCCGTCACTCGCTCAAGCGGCGCGTTGCAGTTTAACGCCCCTGTCGTCGTGAACGGTGGGTATCTGGTGGTGATGGGCAGCACTCCGACCCAAGGCACTATTTATTTCGGCAACACGGGCACTAAAATTCTCACGTATGACGGGACCTATTTTCAATTCAACGGCGCGCCGCTCATCGTCAATGGCGCTGTCTGGAGTGCGAGCAATTCGACCAGCGGCACATATCAATTCGGTCTGAGCGGCGGCAAGTATCTCACGTTCGACGGCAGCAATTTTCAATTTGTCGGCGCGCAGCTTATCGTTAATGGTCCCTTAACCACCAGTAATAACCCCATCTATGGCGGCTCGATCAACGCCAGCGCGAACTTCATCTGTCAGGCGGCCAATCCGGTCCTCTGGATGCGCGACGCTGGCGGCAACAACAAGGGATATTTCCTGTGGGAGCCTGCCAACAACGAGGTCTACTTCCACAACGCAGTCGCCGGTTATGGCGTCACGGTCGAAGCGAGCGGCGGCGTCAAGGTTGGCACCGGGATGCGCTGCAGGCCGGGCGCGGCGGGCGCGTATGGAGGCAACATCCACAACATCGGCTTCTCCGGTGCCGCGCAGATGTGGATCGATCTGACCAACCAAGGCCAGATCGCCTACACCAGTGACTACCGCATAAAAAAGGATGTCGCGGACCTTCATGGGACATGGGACGTGGTCAAGGCACTGCGCCCGATCAGCTACACGCAGGCCGAATACACGCCAACCATCGAGGTGGAGCGCAAGCTCAAGGAAGCCAAGGACCGGGCCGAGCAGGGCATCAAGGAAGACAAGCTGGCGGTCGAGCCGATGTATGTCGCCGACGACATCGAGCGGTGGGGCTTCATCGCGCACGAGCTGCAGGCAACGCTGATCCAGAGCGCGGCGAGCGCGTACAAGGACGCGCCGGATGCCGTGCAAAGCCCGAACCCGTGGACCGTGATCGCGGCACTGACCAAGGCGCTACAGGAAGCAATGGCGCGCATCGAGGCACTGGAGGCGCAATAGATGCCATGGGTGCGATCGAGGAAGGCGGCAAGGCTGCCAGTGCAGCCATAGCCGGACTGGCGTCGCAGCCGCTGGGACTGGCGCTGGTGTGCATCAACGTGCTGTTCCTCAGCGCCTCGATCTGGTTCCTCAAGGATGTCACCGATACCGTGAGTGCGGGAAACATCCGGCGCGATGCGCTGATGATGCAGCTGATCAAGGACTGCACGACACCGACACCGAAGAAGGAGGATTGAACATGCCGCCTTGGCCAAAACCGAAATCACAGGCGCAGCGTGCCGCCATGCACGCTGCCGCCGAGGGAAAATCGACGCTCGGCATTCCGAGGAAGGTTGGCAAGGAATTCGTCAAGGGCGACAAGGGCGGCAAGCTGCCGAGGCGTAAGTCCAAGCGCTAGACCCACGATGGCTTGGTGTATGGCCAAAGTTCGCCGCACACCGGGCATTCCAGCACAAAGACCTTGTTGATGCGGCGCATCGTCTTGTTGGCGCGGCTGTCGCACTTCGGGCAGGCACGCGGGCTCGGCGCGTTCGGCGTGATCGGCGGGCCGGGATCGGTCCAGATGTCCTTGTCAGTTGCTTTGTTGATGCGGTCTGCTGCTGCGCGATATATCTGGCGCGCTTCGATGATCTCCATCGGCTCTTGCGCAGGCTGAAAACTCTTGAGCATGGCGGCAGCTTCGGTCAGCAGGTTGCCAGCGTCAATCACCAGCGGCGGGTTCACCGTGATCAGGTCGTCATCCCGGTTGTGGCTCATCAGAACCGTGATATGCGCTGCGCAGGTGAGCATGCGCGCCGTCAGGTCGTTGATCTTGTCGTGCAGTTCAGACATTGCTCTTGCCTGCGGTCATTGCGAGCGACGTGCGGCACCAGCTGCAGATCAGGCCGAACATGTCGTGCCACCAGCGTCCGCGCCTTAATCCACATCGTTCGCATTTCATGTTGATACTCACTTTTTGGCAACACTCATTTTTCCTGCGCTATTGCGGCATCTCGTTCCGGCTCGATCATGCGTTTCAATTGACGATCGAAGCGACCAACCAGCTGGTATGCCCGTGAGCGGGATACTCCACCAAGTTGCCTGCCAATCTCCTTGTAGGTCGCTCCTTCAGCGCGCAGCAGCCAAGCTTGTTTTTTCCTTTCCCAGTTCTCCTTCATCTTCGGCAACGCCATGACTTTCCGCCGCGCGTGATTTGCTTGTGCATGCCGTGGCTGGCACAGATGTCCCTTGGCCGGAAGACGATCTTGGGTCTGATTGCCGGACGTGGTTTTGGAATTGGCTCGGCTGTCGCAACCTGCTCGGCAGGCTCGACATAGACCGCAGGCTCGGCGCGGATCGAGATGGTCTTCACCGGGATGGTGCGCGGTTCCAGCTCGTTCATCCGGATCATCGGCGGCATGCGCCGCACCGGCTCCCAGCGTTCCTCGAAGGTCAGCTCGCGCTCGGCCGGTTGCGGGGACACTTCAACCGGCCGAGGCACCGGCAGCGGAGTGCTGGCCAGCGTGACCAGCAATGCCGCCACAAGCGCAACTGCCAATGCGTAAAATCCCCTGATCATGTTCCCGGCGCCTTGCTGCCGTTGACCACGATCTCGGCGATCTGGCGGATTGTCGTTTCGAGCGAGGCGCGTGCCATATGCTCGGCGTCGAGCTGGCGCTTCAGGAGAATGCACTCCTTTTCAAGGCGCTCGTTTAAGCTGTTCGCGTCTTCGAGCTGCTGGCGCAGCGCGGTCTCGTTCTGCATGATGTGGTTGATCGCATCATGCGTCTTCTGCAGCGGGCCGAGCGCCTGTCCGCGCTCGACACCGATGATTTGAGCGCTGGCTTGACCACGCTTGGCTGCGCTGTTGTCGTCTGTGGCAGGCCCCATGGTGCCGTCAGGGCGCGCGCCAATGATCCTGCCAATGTTAGCCCTGACTGGGCGCAGGTTTTCGATCAGGTTATCGCGAACGCGCCCCTGCCGGGCAGGATCCAGAAGTGGATTGATTTGTTCGTCGTCCATCAGAACATCCTCTTCATGCTGTATGCGGCCTTGTTCCCGGCGCCGCGCCCGCCATCGATCATCGAGATGATCCAGCCTTCCTGACACACCTTCGCGGTCAGGTACTTCATCATGCCCGCGAGACTGTGCGTCGAGCGCACGGCAGTCAGCGGCAGGCCTTCCTCAGCCAGTTTCTGGATGATGTCGTCCACCGGCACCCTCTTGCGCCGCTTGAGCAGGTTGAAGATGATCTCCTCGCGTTCGCTCAGTTCCTCGTTCATCTGCTCAATAGTCCTCTGGTAGGAAGCCGGTTTGCTCTTCGATGATCTCTGGTGGCGCATCCTGCTCGATGAGGCGGCGCAGGCGCCGTCTTCTCTCGATCTCGATGTCGTCGGGATCGTCATCCTTGCGCTTTCTCTTCGGCATCAATCCTTCCCCTCGATGATGCGCCGCAGGTCGTCGAGCACGATGGTCGACAGGTCCTTCTTGTTGCGCAGGTTCTTCAGGATCGCCTTGTCGGGCGAGCCGCGTGCGATCAGGTCGAAATAGGACGCGGTGCCCTGCTGACCGATGCGGTGAATGCGATCCTCACTCTGCCAGCGCAGGATGGCGTTGTAGGAGTTGGAATAGTAGACCGCCGTCGAACAGACGTGCTGCAGCCCGTCCATGCCCTTGCCCGCCGCGTCCGGCGTCGCGACCAGATACCGGGTCTCCGGATCGTCGATGAAAAAGCGCTTCGCCTCGACGCGCTCGGCAGCGGATGATGGGCCGTAGATCCTGACGTGCGCGTCTTCCGGCAATGCCCGGCAAATCGCCTCGACGTCGTGGCGGAAGCGGCACCAGACGACCACCTTGCGGTCACCGAGCTGGTTGAGCAGGTCGAGCAGAACGTCCATGCGCGGGTTCGCCAGCTCGTGCGCGCGCTCGCCGTCGACGACGGCAAAGCCGCAGGAGATCTGCTGCATGCGCAGGATCGCGCCGACAGAGGTGCTGGCCAGCACGCGCTTGTCCTTCTCGACGTCGAGAACGGCAATGCAGGTATCGCGAATATCCTTGATCATCTGCTTCTGTTCATCGGTCATTTCGAACTGCACGGTGTCATGGACCTTCTCGGGCAGGTTCAACTCCTCCTTCCGCGCGCGGAAGATGAACGGTGCCGTGATCTTTTTGAACTGCTCGATGTTGCGGTGACCAACAACGTTGCGGTTCTCGAAGCCGCCCATGATGCAGAACTGTGACTGGAAACTGGTCTTGTACTTGTGCCCGATGATGTTCGGATTGAGGAAGTAGAACTGCGACCATTCATCGGTCAGGTCCTTGGCGATCGGCGTGCCGGTCATGATCATGCGCTGCTTGACGCCATGCTTGTGTGCCAGCTCGCGCAGCTTCTTCGAGCGCTTGGCACTGAAGTTCTTGATGCTGTCGCTCTCGTCCACGATGATCAGCAGCATGTCACCGTGCGCGGCCATGAACATTTCGAGGATCATGCACGCGCGATCGCTGATCAGCATCTCGATGTTGCCCGAGAAGATGCGCAGCTCGTTCCACGGCGCCGTAAAGGCAAGCCACTTCGGCACCGGGCCTGCGCTGCCGCGCCAGTAGGTGGCCTGCACCGGGACGTTTTCCCACAGGTGCAGCGGGATCTGTTCCTCCACCCATTGTGCATGCACGCCCTTGGGCGAGGAGAAGATCAGCACGCCCGTGATCATGAACGCATGCCAGCGGTAGGACACGATGTCGAGCGCGGTCTTGGTCTTGCCGGTGCCGGGATCGGAGAAGATCGCGCAGACCGGCGCGTCCTTGAAGCGCTCGTAGTTCTCCAGCTGATAGTCGCGCGGCGGCATGCGGAAGGCAGGACCGATCAGCGATCGTTTGAAGGCGGGCTCGCTGACATTTTCAGGGGTGATCCCAAGCTCGGGGAAATTATCGCGCACGATGCGCAGATTGTGCGGTGTTGGTTCGAACGTGAGCCGGTCGACACCGCAATGCTTGCGCCCTTCCAGACCTTGCAGAAAGGACAGGCCACGCTGGTAATAGGGACCGGACAAAACGGCACTGTCTGAACCGATGATGATACTGATCATTGAAAAGGCCTTACAGCATTGCCTGTTTGCTGTCCACCGGCAACTTGATCGTCGCGCGGACGAACTTGCGATGCACGACAATGTCTTGAGGAAGGCTGGCCAGCTCCTTGCTGACCTGTGGCGACATGATGACCCACTGCTTCAGTCCGTCAATCCTGAGCCGCTCGTTGAACGTCTCCCATCCAAGGCTGGCCATGATCCTGCGCAGCTCGGTGCTGCTCTCGTAGATCCTGCGCTCGGATGACGAGCGTTCGAGAAAGTCGCGCATCGCGCGCTCGACGACAGTGATCGGGATATCCTCGTTCGCCTCGCACCAGCTGCGCAGCAGCTGCATCGCATCGCTCTCGCTCTCGCGCTGCATGACGCCCTTGCGCTCGGTCATCGGCGCGTGCTCGCCGGTCTTGACGTAGTCCCCGAACTGCTTGGCCCAGTGCAGGATGATGCGCAGCCCGTTGCCCTCGATCCACTCATTGAACGCGATCCACTTCTCGCGCGGCCATGGCGTCTCGGTCAGTGTCGGAACGAACCACCTGCGATCGGTTGCGTCGAGCTTGAGCGCACGCAGCGAGTTGCTGCAGGCCATGACGTGGATCCAGTTGTCGATATCGTGCGGCTTGATGTACTTCTCGTTGACGTGGACGGTGCGATCGGTGATGTGGCTCTTGAGCTTGTTGGTCGCTTTCCACGACCTGCCGCTGTAGATCTCGGCAATGAAGGCGAAGCGCTTGTTGACAAGCCAAGAATTGAACTGACTGTCGACGACCTGCTGCTCGTCGGGGAACGAGCAGTTGTGCATGCCGACGAGGGGGGCGAGGATCTTCTCGCCGAGCGTGTTCTTGCCGACGCCCTGCGTCTCGCTCACCATCAGCACCGCATAGCTCATGCGGATGTCGGGGCGTGCGATCAGCGTCGCAACCCATCGCATCATCTCGCGGCGCTCTTCCTTGTCGGGGATCAGGTAGGTCAGGAACTCGATCCATGGCGTGGCGTCGCCGGGCAATGGCGTGATGCCGGATGGCGTGAACAGG